CTGGACTCTCAGTCATAGTGAATCCTCCTAAATCGTGGAAAGCCTTTAAGAGGAACTGTTCGCCTGATCCTTGCCGGTATGCAAGCCCCTTCCTTTTGAGAATGGCATAGATCAGCGGCCATGCATCAACGTTATCGCCATACAGACTGATAAGCTTGTCGTACCTGTCCATGTACCAGTTTGCATTATACCGTTCATTGAACACGATCCTTTGAGCTGTTTCAATCACTGGACGTCGGATTCGACCCCGATACCAATCATGACCCAAGTAACGCAAGATTGTTTCTGGACCACCATAACTTAGTTTCTCTAAATTAAGTTTCATCCCAAAACTTTCATGCGCCAGCTTCATCATACGACCTACGTTGATGTCACCTGTGAGACCAACTCGCGAGTCATCTCCTAGTACATCAATTCCAATCACATCGAGCTCCATGCAATAAGCAAGGTAGTGAATCGCAATCATATTTGCAATGGAACCAATAATACTAGTGAAAAATGACCCAGAAGGGATGCCCTTTCTACGTCGTGTGTAGACGAAGCCATCCGGCATTAACACGCCACATGTGCAGAAGTAGGTGACGATCAAATGCCATGCATTCTCATCTATCTCACCGAAGAATTTCCTAATGATGCGAAATGCTTCGGTTACGAGTTGGGTAGGAACATTTGCGTCCCATCCGCTCCAATCGAAGGTACCAGTTACGGGCCACCAAGCAGTAGAAGCCATTTTTGCTCCAATCTCAGACTTCCTATACCCCAGAGAAACTGGCGTCACTGCAGTTAAGAATAAATCTAATATCGGCCTTGCAAACAAAGCCTCGATCAGAATCATTCTCAGCGGATAACCCCAAACCATACGGACCTTTTTCTTGGGTTCACCATCCTTAATTGCGCTTTGTGTTCGATAATACGCCACGCAAGGAGGAGGGCCAGCCATACTTCTAGATCTGCTGTCGCCTTTGAGAAACAATCGCTCCTTTTCAAGTAATGCCGTTGCCTGAATAACCTCTTCGTCGAAGATCAAACGTTTAGGTAGCAATGAAGGGAGACCAGAAGATGTGTTCTTCTTAACGACTTTCCATAAATCTTCGTTCAACGGAAGTGGTTGCAAAGATCCGTAAAAGTCCTTAAAGTATCCTTCCACTTTACTCACTGCTCGACGGAGTGCATCCCTTTGAACACCAGAAAGATTATATGTGGATTGCCCATCATAACGGCCCAATGCATCGAACAGTTTCTCTGGTTCATACTCAGATCGAGCGAACTCATCACCGAGATCAAAACCCTGTTCAGCCAGAACATCGAGGCACCACTCTTCCCGAATCACTCCAACGCGTCGGTTAGCAACAGACATATACCTGGATACGTCGCCAGCGTATCTACGTCCAACAAGAGTTTCGAATTCTTGTGGTCCAGGAACATTCGACCCTGTTTCTTTATTGTGGTCAGACACCACGGCAGCGTCATTTGACATCTGCAAAACACTCCTTTCAATGGTCAATAACCGAGACCAATAACGGGATGTTTTAGTACATCTCTGTACCACTTTTACTTGTTGTGACCAAGTCCAACACTCATTACGGCTCTTCTTAGGCCATCGACTGCACATCGAGAGTTATGGAAATTTGCCGAAGCA